TGCTGATTTTGCTGTGTACGGGTTCTGAGCATGTTTTGCCTGCAATTACAGGCGAATCCGACCCTGAGACCATCGTCAATTGCTACGAAAGTGAGCTGGCATGTTGCCAAAGACCGGTTTGATCGTTGCCTACACCCTGTCTCAGCAGGACGCCGAGGCAATCCGCAGTCGGCGCACGGACGCGGCCCGCTCGGCAGCCAAGCATCGCGAGGAAGCAGACGGATCACAGATCCACATGGGCAACCAACCTGCTGCGGGCAACGTATACCCGATGATCATCACGCGCGCATGGGGCAAAACTGAGGGAAGTGCCGTCAATGGCCAGGTCCTACTCGACGGAAACGACACCCATTGGGTGACATCGGTGACCGAAGGTGAAGGCGAGCGGCATTTCGCTGCCCTTTAAGGGCTAAACCCCGTAGTTTCTGGCGGTTTCCGTGTCGTTTGCTGTGGTTTCGCGGCAGTTTCCGAGTGTTCTTAGGGGGTTCTGATGGCTATTTCGGGACCGCCGCCGAAGGACCCGTCGGTTCGTGCTCGACGGAACAAGGAAACGGTGACGCCGACGACGATTAAGTTCGTCAAGGGTGAGCAGCCTCAGCTTCCTGAGGGAATTGAGTGGCCCGATCGCACTCGCGAATGGTGGCAGACGTGGGCTAAGTCTCCGTTGGCTGAGCACTTCATGGATGTGGACTGGCAGGTGCTGCTCGACGCGGCGCTGCTGCACGCGAACGTGTGGGGTCCGAAGGCGTCGTTAACGCACCTGGCGAAGCTGATCGCGATCGAGAAGGACTTCGGTGCGACGTTCACCGCGCGTCTGCAGCTGCGGATTCAGGCCGCGGTAGCTGACGAGACCGATAGTCGCCGTGGCGCGCCGTCGCAGACCGAGGGAGCAGAGCAGCCTAAGCCGGGGAATGATCCGCGCAGGGCGCTGAGGGTCGTGTGAGCCTGCTAGTTGTGCCGGACGTTGATCCGGAGCCGTGGCCGACGTTGGGGCCGTTGCTGGAGCAGTTCCTGACGGAGCGGTCGATCTTCGGGCCGGGGAGCTTGAAGGGTGAGCCGTATCGGCTCGATGACGAGTTCCGCGCGATCCTGTACCGCGCTTACGAGGTGTATCCGCAGGGGCATCGGTTGGCTGGCCGGCGGCGGTTCAAACGCGGCGGGTACTCGGTGCGGAAGGGTCTGAGTAAGACCGAGAAGCTCGCGCAGATCACGTTCCTTGAGCTGCATGGCGAGGCGCCGGTTCGGTGCGATGGGTTCGACGCGGCGGGTAATCCGGTGGGTCGGCCGGTGCGTGATCCTTACATTCCGTTGCTCGCTGTGACTGTCGAGCAGGTGGAAGAGCTCGGCTACGGCGCGCTGTTTTACATCATTAGCGAGGGGCCGGACGCGGATCTGTTCGATTGCACGCAGGAGCGGATCATTCGGCTGGATCGTCGAGGGCACGCTGATGGCAAGTGTGTCCCGCTGAGTAACTCACCGGGTGCTCGTGATGGTGCTCGGACGACTTTCCAGGCCTTTGATGAGCCTCACCGGTTGTTTCTGCCGCGCGCGATCGCTGCGCACGAAACGATGCTGGCGAACCTGGAGAAGCGGGTGCTTGAGGACCCGTGGGGCCTCTACGTCGGGACGGCCGGTGAGCTTGGCCAGGGCTCGATTGCGGAGAGCCTGCACATTGAGGCTGAGCAGATCCGTGACCGCAAGAAAACCGGTGACTCTCAGCTGTTCTACGTGCATCGAGATGCGTCGCCTGGGCATGACATGACGACGTTGGAAGGCCGGATCGGTGCGATCAGCGAAGCAACTGGTCCGATCGGTGAGTACGGGCCGGGGCAGTTCGAGTCGATCGCGAAGCAGTGGGATCGACAGGGGGCGGACCTGTCGTACTTGGAGCGGGTGTGGCTTAACCGGTGGATTCGTTCCGGAGCGCAAGCATTCGATCCGAAACGTTGGGTGCATGACCTGGCGGTGAGTGATCCGATCCCGGCTGGTGCATTCGTTACCGCCGGATTCGACGGCGCACGGTTCCGTGATGCCACGGGAATTGTGCTGACTGACATCGTGACGGGCCGTCAGATGGCGTGGGCTGTGTGGGAGCGTCCGGAGGACGTCGAGGTGTGGGAATGCCCGGAGAACGAGGTCACGGCCGCGTGGGGGGAGATCCGGGAGCGGTTCGAGCTGCACGTGGCGTACTGCGATCCGCCGCATTGGACGGAGACGGTGGGGTCGTGGGCTAACCGTTGGCCGGATCAGTTCGAGGAGTGGTGGACGAACCGCACTTCGCACATGGTGCGTGCTGTTCGCGCGTACCGGGAGGCGATGCAGTCCGGTGCGCTCACGCACACGGCCCGTGAGGGGAACACGGTCGACGCGGCGTTTGACCGGCACGTTGCTGCCGCGGGCCGTCACAACGTGAACATGTGGGACGACAACGGCCAGCAGCTGTTTGTGCTCCGCAAGATCGCGGAGGAACGGAAGTTCGACCTCGCGATGGCTGGGTGTTTGAGCTGGCAGGCGCGGCTGGATGCGGTGAAGTCCGGTGCGAAGCCGAAGGGCTCCGGAGTGTTCGTGCCTTACCGAGTGCGGTAGTCGATCGAGAGGGGGTTCATCGTGGAGGACACGACCGATGACCCCACGTCGGACGCCTATTGGCTGCAGAAGCTGTTCGCGCAGCTGAAGGTGCAGCAGGCGAGGTGCGAGAAGCTGCAGAACCGGTATGAGGGCAATGCGCCTCTGCCTTTTGTGTCGCCGATTCAGCGTGACGCGGTGCGGTGGTTCGTGGAGAAGTCCAGGACGAACTGGGAACGGCTGATCGTCAATTCGGTGCTGGCCCGGATGACAGTGCAGGGCATCCGAACGGCGGTCGGTGACGGCGACGACGGGGACGCCGAGGGTTACCGGACGTATAAGCGCGCTCGGATGAAGCTCGTGAACACCGACACCATCAAGATGGCGCTGGCGATGAGCTTGGCGTATCAGGTGACCGGTAAGGACGCCAAAGGCAATCTGCTGGTCACAGCAGAAGACCCGCGGATGATGACGGCGATCACGAACCCTGAGAACCCCTATGAGGTTCTGGCGGCGTTGAAGGTGTTCCACGACGACGTGCGGGATCAGGACGTCGCGTACCTGTTCCGTCCGGGCCGTCTGAAGGTGGCGTATCGGCCACGGAAGACGATGGCGACGACACCGAATCTGCAGTTCTCGGTGCGGGCGTGGGAGTGGGACAGCGCGACGCTGAATGACCTCGGTGAGGTCATCGTCGCTGACCGGGGCGGTGACCTCGATTGGCTCGTTAACCCTGATGGGACGTTCAAGGTCGGCAACGGGATGCCGGTGACGGTGTTCGTCAACGAGGATGGGATGGCTGAGTTCGAGCCGTACCTGAATCAGATCGACCGGATCAATCAGCAGATCCTGCAGCGGATGACGATTGCCACGATCCAGGCGTTCAAGCAGCGCGCCTTCAAGGGCCTACCGCAGGAAGACCCGAAGACTGGCGAGAAGATCGACTATGACGCGATCTTTGTTGCTGATCCGGGTGCGATCTGGAATATCCCAGCTGCCGTTGAGATCTGGGAGTCCGGGCAGGTTGATCTTCAGCCGATCCTGATGGCGATCCGCGATGACGTGAAGGATCTGTCGGCGGTGTCGGGTACGCCGCTGTATGCGGTCACGCCGGACGCAGCGAATGGGTCAGCTGAGGGCGCGTCGTTGCAGCGTGAGCAGCACACGTTCAAGGTTCAGATGCGTCGTGATCGGTTCGAGCCGAGTATGGAGCTGACGGCCGAGCTGATCTTCATGACGATTGAGGACTCTGAGCGTGCGGTTCCGGGGTCGATGGAGATCATTTGGGCTCCGCTGGAGCTGAATTCGATCTCAGCGAAGGCGAATGCGATCGCGCAGACGAAGGGCGTGATGAGCCGCTTCACGCAGCTCACGGACATCTGGGGGATGACGCCGCAGAAGGCGCATCAGACATTGAGTGAGCTGGAGGGAGACTTCCTGCTTGATCAGCAGTACTCGGCCGTGTCGGCGGCGAACGCTCCTGCTGTCGGCGCTAAGCCCGCTCCGGTGCCTGATTTGGTTGGTGCGCCGTGACGTCGCCGCAGGTTGATGCTGCTGTTGTAGCGACGGTGGAGGCGCAGTCTGCGGCCAGGTCAACGTTGGTGGCGCAAATGGAGGCCTTAGCTGCGAATGCGGTGCGTCATTTCAGCGGTTGGTATGACCATGCGGCGATCACAGTGTGGTCGGCGCAGGTTGCTGCTCGGCTGGAGGCAATGCAGGCCCGGATGGCGTCGCAAACCGATGCGTATCTGACGCGGTTGGTGTCGCAGCTGAATGGGCCGGTGCGGCCGGTGGGTCGGGTCAGTGTGTCGGGTTTGCGTGTGGGTGTCACTCATGCGGGTGCCGTCGCGCGGGCTACGGACACGTACCGGTATCAGCAGTCTCGGATCGACTCGATCGCACCGAAGATCCTGAGTGATCCCGCATCGGCGGAGCCGCTGCTGAGTATCGTGTCGCCGCTGGATGCAGCTGTGCAGCGCGCTCAGAGTGTCGCGAGCATGGATGGGCAGTTAGCGTTCCGCGCGCAGTCCACGGCGAACATGAGTGCGCTGCCGGACATCAGTGGGTATCGACGGGTGATCCACCCGGAACTCAGTAAGGGCGGGACGTGCGGGCTTTGTATCGCGGCGTCGGATCGCCTGTACGGCAAGCATGAGCTGCTTCCGTTGCACGATCACTGCGAGTGCACGACGTTGCCTGTGATAGCCGGACAAGATCCGGGATCGGCGCTGAATCGGGCTGATCTGACCGCCGCGTACAGGCTGGCCGGCGGAACTGGTCGGCAGAAGCTGAAAGCCGTGCGGTTCCGCATCGATCAGCATGGCGAGCTTGGGCCGGTGCTGACAGCGCATAAGGATGCGTTTCGCTCACCAAGTGATGCGAAGGCCTCGGCGCGTCCGGCCCGGCCATCTGTTGATCCTCGTGCGCAGTTGCAGCGGATACGTGACATGCAAGCTCGGGCGTTGCCGAAAGCACGTGAGTTAGCCGCGAGCGACCCGAAGAAGTGGGGTCGTTACCTCAATCAGCTTGAGGTGCGAGTGAAGGACTTGGATACGCAGCTCGCTGCGTGATTCCCCCGCCTTGTGTGGGCGTTACCGGCCACGTTTCTGACCGGGTCTCAGGGAAAAGACGGTACCGGCCACGTTTCTGACCGGGTTTCGGCGACGGCCCGTAAACGGAAAAGGAAAAGAAACCAAATGAACCAATTGCCTATTCATCCCCGCACTGGCCTGCAAGCAGTGGGCATTGTGAAGGGTCGGCCAGTGTGGCCGATCCTCGGTGGGAGCGGCGAAGGTGGCACAGGTGACGGCAACGGCACGGGTGAGACTGCGCCGCCTGCATCTGACTGGAAACCCCCAGCGACACAAGCTGATCTGGATCGGATCATCCAAGACAGGTTGGCGCGAGAGACACGGAAGTACTCCGACTACGAGACCCTGAAGGCCAAGGCTGATGCGCACGATGCGCTTCAGCAGGAACTGGCGTCGGACACCGAGCGGGCCGTGCAAGCTGCTCGGCAGGAAGAGCGCGAGAAAGCAGCCGCGACCCACGGGCCGCGTTTGGCGACCGCCGCGATTAAGGCGGAAGCGAAGGGTGTTCTGCCGGACTCGGTACTTCAGGCGTGGCTTGAGGACGCCGACACCACGAGGTACCTGACTGCTGACGGTGAGCCGGACACGGAGAAGATCACCGCCAAAATCAAGGCGTTGTCGTCCGGTCAGGCATCGAGCAAGGTGACGACGCTCGGCCAGGGCAACCGGCAGGGTGTCGCGCCGAAGCCAGGTGACCAAGGAAGAGCGATGGCGGCGAAGCGCGGGTTCACAAAGCCCGCGCAGTAACACCAAAGGTCCTGACGCCTCGGGCCGAAACCCCAATCCAATTTACGCACCCTGAAAGGGGCTATTCGGCATGTCCGGAACTGACATCAGCGTTTATACCCAGCAATTCCAGGCAGAAAACCTGTCCTGGGATCTCACTCCTGTTGATGGCGGATTCGTCATCGGCGGGACGCTCGATCTGACGGCGTTCAACCAGGCTCAGCACTTCGCGAACGGCTACTTGCCGTCCGGGACTGTCCTCGGTCTGATCACGGCCAGCGGCAAGCTCGGCCCCTACTTGTCGACGGCGACTGATGGCCGTCAGACGGCTGTCGGCATTCTCCGCGCGTCGGTGAAGGTCGTGCAGCCGAACGGAACGCTGCTCACCTCGTCGGGCGCTGCAGCTCTGGTCCACGGGTACGTGAGTGCCAGCAAGTTGCCGTTCACGTCCGCGACGGCCGCGCTCGGCGGGTACCTCGATGCCGCCGCGCAGACCGCTCTCCGACTCATCTACGTCACGGCCTAAGGGGACTGACAACTATGGCGATTGTTTTCGACGGCCCGGTACTTCCTGATGATCTGACGATCTTCATCCGGGAGATCCCGCTGCCCAACACGCTGACGCTTAACAGCATCCTGCCGGACAAGACGCTGACGAACAACAAGGTCGACTTCGCGTTGATCACGAAGACTGGTCGTACGGCTCGTTTCCGTATGTTCGATGGTCCGATTCACACGGCGCAGCGTGATGTGGCGTCCACGAGCGTTGTGCGGCTCCCTCCGTTGTCCGACACCCTCAGCATGGGTGAGCTGGAGACGTTGGAGCTGGAGTTCGCCCGGACGGGTGGGACGAATCAGCAGGCGTTTGTGGAGGCGATCTACAACGATGCGCAGAATCTGACGAACAACATCCAGCGTCGTATGGAGCTGGCTCGTGGTGATGTGCTCACCGACGGGAAGTTCACGATGATGACGTCTGAGGGTCAGTTGCAGGCTGACTTCTCGCTGCCTGGCTCGAATCTGGTGACGGCGCCGATCCTGTGGTCTGACACGGCGAACTCGCTGCCGATCACCGACATGATCGGGTGGGTTCAGGCGTACGTGATCCTCAATGGCTACCCGCCGAAGTCGTTCACGACGAGCCGCCAGACGCTGAACAACCTACTCAGCAATGTTTCGTTGCGTGCGTTGTTCAGCTCGCTGGTCGGTTCACCGTCTCGGCTTTCGCCGGGACAGCTGAACTCGGCTCTGACCGACTTCGGGTTGCCGACGATCGAAGAGCCGTATGACTCGGCTGTCGACGTCGATGGCACGATCACGCGGGTCACGCCGATCAACAAGGTGTTCTTCACGCCTCCGGACCCGGAGAACAACCTCGGCTACACGGCGTGGGGTGTGTCTGCGACAGCGCTGAAGCTCGTTGCGTCGCCGGAGACGGAGCTGAGCTTCGAGGACGCTCCCGGGATCGTGGGCATCGTTGATCGTTCCGACGCGCCGCCGTACCGCGAGACGACGTTCGTGGATGCGGTCGGTATGCCGGTGCTGATCAACCCCCGCAGTCTGATGGTGGCCACGGTCGCCTAAGTAGTCGCTGGTCGGTGGGTCACGTTCGCCGCGTGGCCCACCGGCATCGGCCCCTGATCCGCTCAAATTTTGGAAGGCAAACAAATGAGCCTCAACACCACAGTTATCGTCCACACGCCCCGCGACGGCCATGACGGGAAGTTCGGTCCAGGCGACCCACTTCCGGAATGGGCCGCTGTGCAGATCGGTGCGCATTGCTTCGAGGGCGGCATCCATCCCTACCCGGAATTGCCGTACCCCGGCAACACGGCAGTCGCTTCGGCTGAGCCTGAGGTGCAGCGTGTGCCTGGCGCGGAGCCGCCTCGTGCGGGTCGTGGCGCGAGCCGTGACGCGTGGGCTGCGTTCGCCGCTGAGCACGCACAGCCGGTGGTCACTGATGACACCCGGGACAGCATCATCGCGAAGCTCATCGCTGCGGGAGTGATCGCGGCACCTGAAGCACCGTCCGCAGTCGCCGTGGACGCGTCGCCCGCGTCAGATGCTGTGACGGCGCCTGATGGCCAGGACGCGACGCAGCAGTAGTCACGTAACTGACGCACAGAAGGGCGGCGGATCATGGGGCTACCAGCGTTGGCCAGCGTCGATGACCTGGAAGCGGTGTTCCGTCCGATGGCGAACGACGAGGAACGCAACGTTGCGATGGAGCTCCTGCTCAAGGCTTCGGCGCGGCTGCGTCAGCAGGCGCCGTGGGATCTTGACGCGAGGATCGCGCTATTCGCTGCTGGGACGGGCGACCGGATGGCTTTAGATCCGGTTCTTGTCGCGGATGTGGTGGCGACGATCGTGAAGAAGTTCCTTACGAACCCGGACGGCGTTGCGAGTTCGACGGAGAGCGCAGGCGTGTTCTCGCGTACCCAGATGTTCGTTGCGCGGTCTGACAAGACCGGAGCGGACGCGCGCGGGGGATTGGTCGTCACTGATGGTGATATTCAGGCGTTGTTCCCGCCTCCGGGTGGAAGCAATTTCGGATCGGTGCGCCTCGGTACGGGCAAGGTGCCGTGGGACTTGGGTGCGTACGGTACGCCAGTCGCAAGCGAAGGTCACATCGTCGCAACTGGCAATGGTGTGATCGAGACAGTCGAGGACCCGTATTCGGGGCTGATTCCGCCGATCCAGTGAAGGGGGCGGCATGGCTGGAATGACCTTCCCGAACGGCGAGACAGTCACCGTGTTGTCCCGTGTGCTGATAGGTCGTGACGCCGACAACAACGACACTTTCAGTGTGACGTCTCGACCAGTGCGGGGCGTTGCCTTCGTTCCGGCTTCGTCCTCAGAGGACGACCAGGGGCAGATGCTCGTGACGTCGGCGCCGATGTTCCTGTTCGATCAGGCGATGCTCACCGCTTCGGGAGTAAGTGACATCAGAGCTGTGGACGCGATTGTGCGGGCCGATGGCTCAAAGTTCGAGGTCGAAGGTGACCCCGAGGTACCGGTGAGTCCCTTCAGCGGCTGGGCGCCTGGGGTTGTCGTGAGAACGAAACGGGTCACAGGATGACGACGGTTGACGTACAACTTGACTATGACGGCCTCGGGCGCATGTTGAAGGCACCGTGGATGGTCGCGGCGATGGCCGCGAGAGCAGAGAAGGGTCTTGTCGTCGCTCATGCTGTGGCATCAGAGCACAACGACACAGGCGAGTTCGCGGCGTCGTTGTCTCACGGCGCTACTCGTGATGGTGGCGCGCGGCATGATCGCGCTGAGGGTTGGGTGAAAAGCACCGACCCGCATGCGCTATCGAAGGAACTTGGTCACCTCAGTGGGAGCCGTGGTGATGTGGATCGTCGGCCTGTCGAGGGGATACATGCTCTCGGGTCTGGGTTGGCGGCTATCAGCTGATGGAAGAGCAGGCCGTAATTGCTTGGTTCACCGCGCACAGTGAGGTGCGGACGGTGACGGTGACGCCGAATCCGCTGGTCACTCCGTTGTGGAAAGTGACGGGGCTTGGTGGTCCGCAGAAGCTGACGGTTGCGCGTCCGTTGATCACGCTGGAGTCATTCGGTGGTACGCGTGCTGAAGCTCGGGATCTCGCGAAGACGGCCAATGACATGTTGTTGTTTCGGCTGCGGGGAGTCGTCGGGTCGGTTGCGGTGTCGTCGGTGAGGACGGTGTTGTCGCCTCGGTGGATGCCGTACAGCGATATTGATGTGTTCCGGTTCGTCGGGAGATATCAGCTATTTCTGCGTGACTTGCAGCCTCAGCTGAGCTGAGCTGCCTGTCTTGTGATGCAAGGCCCTCTCGTTGCGGGAGGGAGTGGTTAGTGGCCAGCGAGCGCCCTCCACCGGATGCGAAGCGTCCTCAATCTAAGTAAGGATCATCGTGACTAAGAACCTCGATCTTCTCAATCAGTACAACGACATCAACTGTGCGATCTGGACGGCCGCGAAGGGAACTACGCTGCCGACGAGTCCATACACGCCGTATCCTGCTGGCTTCTATGAGGTTGGCTTCACCGATGACACCGGCATCGTCGAGTCCCTCGGTATGCAGGTGACGAAGAAGTACGCCTGGCAGGGCGCTGTGCTGGCGAAGAAGATCAAGAGCCAGGCAGAGAAGTCTTTCGATTTCACGTGCATCGAGGAAAACCCGACTGTGCTGGGTCTGACTCGGCCCGGCACGACGATGACGACGACGGCCGGGACCTCGGAGGTGCAGACGCTGACGATCACGGCAACTGGCGGTTCGTTTGTCTTGGCTGGTGGTTCAGGCGGGACGGGCGCTACGTCCGCGATCAGCTTGCCGACGACGGCTGCTGCCGTTCAGACTGCTGTCCGGGCTTTGCCGGGGTTCAGCGCTGCGGTAGCGGCCGGAACAGCGGGGTCGATCACGATCACGTTCGCCGCGAGCGAAGGCAATGTGAATCCGCTGACGGTGGACCAGACGTTGGCGACTGGCGGCACAGTGACACTGGCGACAACGACACCCGGCATCCTGCCTTACTACACCGGCAACGTCGGGCCGTGGCTTCAGGACAACTCCCGCGTGTGGGGCATTGATTTGATCTCTGACAAGGGATTCATTCGTCGGTTCCTGCTGGCCAAGGCTGAGTTGGACCTGTCGCAGAACAAGCCTGCGTACACCGCGAATGACTGGACGGCGTACAAGATGACGCTCGACTGCTTTGTGGTGAATGGCAGCTGGTACACGGAGATCACGAACAACCCGAGCTTCGCGCCGGGTCAGTTCGTCTAAGTCGTGACGCGACGGCCTTCTGCTCGCTGGCCGGGGCCGTCGCGTCACCTTCGCAAGTCAACTGACAGGCCAGCGCACTAAGGAGAGAAGGCCAGCGATGAGCAACGAAAAGCAGGGCATTAAGCGGCGGTTCAAGCTGAACGAACAGGTCGAGTTCATCCGTGCTACGAAGGGCGTGACGGAGATCGAGCTGTCGGACGGAACGATCATTACGATCGACCCTCGGGAGCTGTGGGACGACGCTGTACTGGAGTTGGCGAGCACCGATCCGATTGCCGCGGCGAAGGCCCTCGTGAAAGACGCAGAGAAGTACGAGCTTTTTGTGGCGGATGGTGGTTCGGCGGCGACGTTGTTCGCGATCATCTCCGAGACGCAGGGTGTATCGGTGGGGGAATCGCTGGACTCGTCGCCCTCCTAAATCAGTACGGCGAGTCCATCGAGTATGACCTCCTTGGTTTGGGATTCGATCTACAGGCCGATCTGGGTAGCGATCGGCTGACAGCGCGGCGGTTGCTGTACGTGATCCTGCCGCGGCTGCCAGCTGACTCGTGGTTCAAGCGGACCTACGACCCAGAGAAGCGGGAAATGAGCCCGGAGTGGTACGTGCTCGCTGACATCTGCGATGGGATTTCCATTGGTAACTGGCAGCGACAGAACACAGGCGTGGAGAACGAATCGCAGGTCTCCCCGCGTCCGAAGCCATATCCGCGTCCAGGTGCGGTGGCGACCGAGATGCAGCAGGAGCAGCAGCAGCGGCGTCGGCGTGACGAAATCATGCGGCGCCGTCAGGCCCGGGCTGAGGTGTTAGGGGGTGGGTAGTGACTGCTCCGGATATCAATATCGGTACTGTCGGTATCGGGGTAGTCCCTTCCATTCGAGATTTCGGCCCGCAAGTAAAGACGGAGCTGACGCCGCAGGCGACGAAGGTCGGCGATGATCTCGGTAAGACGATCGGCGACAGGATCAAGTCGCAGATCACCTCCGGCATTCGTGACGGAATGGGTAACGGCTCGGCGCCGGCGAAGACGCAGGGCGGTAAGTCCGGCGAGGACTACGGCGGTGAGTTCGCTCGTGTTCTGAAGGCCAAGCTCAGCGCTGCGTTCCGGGATCTGCCGAAGGCTGACATCGGGATCAATTCCTCGGCTGCGGATCTTGAGCTAGACAAGCTGCGGTCGAAGATTGAATCTCTCGCTGGGAAGCGCGTCGGTGTCGACATTTCGGCGTCTGCTGCTGCAGCGGAAGTAGATCGCATCAAGAAGAGCTTGGATGAGCTCGGCGCGAGGTCCCCGGATATTCGGGTGAAGGTTGACACGGCGGTCGCGTCAGCTCACTTGGATGAGTTCCGGGCGAAGGTCGATGAGTTGTCGACGAAGTCGGTGCTGACTCGGGTGAGCGCGGCTCTGCCGAACATTTCGGGTGACTTCTCGTGGATGACGGCGGCGGTGGCGTTGTTGCCGCTGATTGTGCCGCTGCTGGGTGCGGTAGCTGGCGCACTTATGGGTGTGGCTGTGGCTGGGGCTGCGGCTACGGCCGGGCTCGGTGTGTTGTTCCTAGCCGTTCATGGGGTCTTCAGCGCTGTTCAGGCGTTGACGTCAGCGCAATCGAAAAGCGCAGCGCAGTCAGCTCAGAACCAAGCGTCAGCGCTGGCGTCGGCGAATGGGCTGCTCAACGCCCAGGACGCGCTGAAGGCCGCAGTGCAGGGCGTAGCCGATGCGCAGCGGTCGGCCGATCAGTCGATTGTCAGCTCCCTTGAGCAGGTGCACAAGGCTGAAGAGTCCTATACGGCGGCGCTGCTGAACGAGCAGAAGGCGCAGCTAGCGTTGACCGCCGCTCGTGTGACGGCGCAGCAGACGATCGAGGACCTGAATAACCAGGTCAAGGACGGCGCGCTACAGGCGCGGCAGGCCGCGCTCGATCTGCAGGATGCGCAGCAGAACCTGCTAGTCGTCAACTTCAATTCTCATTCGACAGCTGAGCAGCGAGCACAGGCGCAGCTGGCGGTCGACCAGGCTCAGCAGCACGCCAGTGAGATCGCACTAGCGAATCAGCGGACAGCGGCGTCGGCTGCGCAGGCAAACGCCCAGGGCGTTGAGGGATCTCAGACGGTCATCGACGCCAATCAGGGCGTGTCGGATGCGGTGCAGAACGTCGCTGACGCGCATCAAGGCGTCGTGGATGCTCAGGCAGCAGCGGTTCAGGCGCAGTTGGCTGGGGCGGAGTCTGTCGCGAAAGCGAATCAGGCGGTAGTCCAGGCGCAGCGGGCGTTGGCTGATGCGTATGCGTCGGCTGGCGCGCAGGGTGTAGCTGCGGCGAGTTCGGTGACGCAGGCGATGAGCAAGCTGACGCCAGCCGGACAGAAGTTCGCGCTGTTCATCGCGGATACTTTGCTGCCTGCCCTCCGGCCTTTGTTCAACGCCGCCCAGACGTCGTTTCTCCCTGCGCTGCAGAAGGCGATCACGCTGCTGTTGCCGTATCTGCCGCAGTTCGCGGACTTCATCGGCAAGATCGGCAAGGTCTTGGGTGATCTCGCGGTCCAGGCAGCTCAGGCGTTGACGGGACCGTTTTGGCAGCAGTTCTTTACCTTCTTGTCGTCGTTCATCGGCCCGCAGCTGCAGGTGTTCGGCGACATCATCGGCAACGTTGTTACGGGGTTCGCCGGACTCTTCCAAGCGTCGTCGGGGACGGGCGCGTCATTTGGGCAGTGGTTGCTGCATCTGTCGGAGTCGTTCGCTCATTTCGGGACAACGGCGGGCAGCAACTCCGGGTTTCAGGCGTTCCTGAAGTTCATACGTGACAACGCGCCGAAGGTCGGGGATCTGCTCAAGGAATTGGTGATTGTCGCCGCGAAGATCATCATCGTGATGGCGCCGATCGCCGTTGTGATCCTGAAGGCGATCGACGCTGTTGTGACGTGGCTGGCGAAGCTCAGTCCGACTCAGATGGCGTGGATAGCTGCGGGGATTGGGTTGATCGGCGCGGCGTTGCTGTTGGCCTTCGGGGGTCCGGTGACGATCGTTGTCGCCGCGATTGCTGCGATCGCCGCTGGTCTGACGTACTTGTGGACGCACTGTCAGACTTTCCGGGACATCGTCACGGACGCGTGGCATGTTGCGTTTTCCAGCTTCTCCTGGGTGTATCAGAACGTCGTCAAGCCTGTGTTCGATAGCCTCGGTGCGGATCTTCAGGCCGTCGAGGATGCTTTTACCTCGGTGAAAGATCACGTGTCGCAGGTCTGGTCGGATCTCGGCTCGGCGATTTCCGATGTGTGGGACGGCGTGAAGTCAGCGCTGGTGACGGGTATCAATTTCATCACGCAGAATGTGCTGAATCCATTTATCGGCGCGATCAATGATGTGCTGGGTTTGCTTCCTGGGAACCTGCACATTCCGAAGATCGCGGCGATCGTCGTCACGCAGAAGTCGACGTTCAACGACATCAACCCACAGGTGACATCGCATGCGCTCGGTGGTGTGATCCCCGGGTATGCGCCGGGTGTGGATTCGCATCTGGCGTTGTTGTCGCCTGGTGAGGGAATTCTCGTGCCAGAGGCGACTCGTGCGTTGGGTGGCGCGGCTGGGATCAACGCGATCAACTCGACGTTTTCGTCGCGCCTGCCGAGTTCGGGTGGGCGTTTCGCTGGCGGCGGTGTCGTTGGGTTCCTGGAAGGGCTCGGGTCGGATGTGGTGTCCGGCATCCGGCATGGTTTAGCTGCGTCGGTGGAGACGGCGATGAAGGCCGCTGAGAAGCCCGCGTTGGCTGCGGTGAAGCTGATCCCCGGCGGCGGTTCGTTGCTGAGCAGGCTCGGGCAGGGGACGCTCGATGCGGTCGATCAGAAGGTGTATGACTTCATCGCTGGGAAGTCCAGTGCTGCGGCGCGTACTGCGGGATCATCCGTGGCGCCGTCAGCGGCGTCTGCGTCGCAGACGTTCTCGCCGACTCTGGGGATGAGTCAGTGGCTTCCGCAGATCACCGCGGTGCTGTCGTCGCTGGGAGCGTTGACTCAAGCGAACATCAATGATGTTGAGCTGATCATGGCTCATGAGTCTGGTGGCAATCCGAACGCGATAAACCTGTTTGATAGCAACGCTCGTGCTGGGCATCCGTCGCAGGGCCTGATGCAGGTGATTCCTTCGACGTTTGCTAGTAACGCCGGACCTTACGCTTCGTTGGGGATCACGAACCCGATGGCGAACATCTACGCGGGCGTTCATTATGCGATCAGCAGGTATGGGTCGTTGGCGAATGTGCCTGGCGTGAAGGCCGTCGCGGCTGGCAATGGGTACGTCGGGTACGACCAGGGCGGTTACTTGCAACCTGGGGTCACTCAGGTGGTGAATAACACGGGTCGCCCTGAGCCGGTGTTCAGCCCAGAGCAGTGGGCTTCGCTGCGTGCGCCTCGGGGCAGTGGGGGGAGTTCGGTGCGGAAGTTCGCTGATCATGTGACGATTGTCGAGGCGGGATCTGCGACGGCGACGGCGCAGGAGACAGCGCGGCAGTGGGCGTCTGCGGGGTTGGGATGACGACGATGTTGGCGTCGTCGTCGTGCCAGCTCGGTTCGTTCCTGATCGGGGTTGCTCGCGATGATGGTGTTGAGGTGCTGCTTGAGGGCATAGATGGGTGGGATTCGCCGTCGGGGACCTTGAGTGTGACGCAGAAGCCTCGGTCGTTTGGTGGGTGGGCCGGCCGGTCATATTTGACTCCACGGGACATCACGATCAAAGGATCGATCACTGGGCCATCGACGGAGGTTGTGTCCGCAGTCATCGATGAGCTCATAGCTGCGTGCACGCTCGGTCCGACGACGTTGACGGTCGATGAGGCGTCGCGGTCGAGATTCGCGACGGTCCGGCGCAACGGTAAGGTCCTTGCGCCTTGGACGTCGGATACGTCGGCAGATTTCAGCGTGCAGCTGGTAGCGCCGGACCCGTTGCGGTACGCGGCGTTGTCTCCGGTGTCGACTGGTTTGCCGGTGACGACTGGTGGACTGACGTTCCCGGTGACTTTCCCGATCACGTTCACTGGGTCGACTGCAACTGGTGTGGTGCGGCTGGTGAACGCTGGTAATGAGACGGCGCCGCTACTCTTCCGGATCGATGGGCCTGTTGTGGCTCCGTCGATTACGCACATCACTACGGGCAATCAGGTCGTTTTCTCGACTGATTTGACTTTGGGTGCGGGCGAGTTCTTGACGGTGGATATGGCTAACCGCGCGGTGCTTGCTCAGGGTCAGTCGTCGCGTTCGGGTGATTTGGTGTCACGGGGATGGTTCAACTTGCTACCTGGCGCGAATGATTTCCAGTTTCAGGCGTCGGTGTACTCGGCGGGTGCGTTGTTGACCGCGTCAAGCTTTTCGGCGTGGTCATAGTGGCGCTGAATTGGGTTGTCGCTGATTTCGTGACAGGTCGTATTCAGGGTGACCTTGTTGATCTATCGTTCAGCGCGCCGTTGGCGCAGACGATCAACCAGCCTGAGTCGGTGACCGCGACGTTGCCGTTGCCGACTGCTCCGATTGATTGGGAGCTGTTGACGACGCCGATGGCGAAGGTGTTCGCGGCGCAGGATGATGCGGGGAATGTGAAGTGGGCGGGTTTGCTGCTTGGCAGGCCTCGGACTGAGGGTGATGCGCTGCAGCTGCCGTTGGCGACTGGTGAGGCATATTTTGATCTGAGGTATGTGTCTCCGTTGTTCTCCGGGTCGTCGCCTTTGACGCCGGACTATGGCTTCTACAGTGATGTGGATCAGTGCGCTCTGGGTGCGGATCTGGTGAGTCGTTATGTTGCCTCGACGTCGTCGCGGCCGGGTATGCCGATCCGGATCAATGCTGGTACGTCGGCGCAGCCGGGTGTCACTCATACGTATGCGGACGCTGATGACATGACGGTTCTGGCATGTTTGCAGGCGCTCGCGGCGAACTTGAACGGCCCGGAGTTCACGGTGACGTGGGAAGTCCAGACGTCTCCGTCGCGGATCACTCCGGTGTTCAACATCGCTGATCGGCTTGGGTCGTCGCCGCCTGCTGGTAAGGGACCGCAGGCGGTGTTCTACCTGCCGGGGCCGGTGCTGAGTATGTCGTGGAACGAGGATTACTCGAAGGACAAGGGTGCGAACGACGTGACCGCTGTCGGTGATGGGACGGGCGGTTCTCGTCCGAGCGCGCGGTCGGTGGCGACGGATTTAAAGGGTCGACCGACAGTAGAGATGCGGTTCAAGGTGCCGACGACTGGAACTGAGGGGGAGACGGTCGCTCAGATCGCGGCGCTGCAGGCTTATGCGGATCGGGCGCTGGGGTACTTGCAGGACGGCACGCAGACGTTGGCGTTGACTGTGGCGGCGAACGATCCGGTGGACGGGACGGTCAGTCCAGCGTATGGGACTGATTGGGTACTAGGTGATGACATCGGCTATCAGATCGGGGGCATGGATGACGATGGTGGTGACATCACTCCGGCGTTCCCCGGTGGTCGTGCTGGCTCGGCTCGGGCGATTGGTGTGCAGTTGACGGATACGACGGAGACTCCGGTGATTTTCGCGCCGAACCCGACGCAGACGGCGGGTGATTTCTGATGGGATTGCCGCCGAACATTGGCGATGGTGTGCCGTTGGCTGACCCGCGTGGTTGGGTGAATCGTGAGCTGCGGAAGTTGCAGAAGCAGATTGATCAGCTGGCAGCAGCGAACCCGTTTAATAACGCCTCGATCAACAACTCTGGGATCACGGTCACCACACAAGACAACACTCGGGTGATGAAGCTCGGCGTGCTGAACGCCGCTGGTGATCGAGGCCTTGCGGTGTCGCCGGGAGGCAACGTTTGGGTGTACCACGAGACAGCGAATAAGGTCGTCGCTTACATCGGGTCGCTCTCGGACATCACTACTAAGCCGCAGACCGGCGTTCAGTTTCAGTATGTCGATCCGGCCAGTGGGGAAGTAAAGGTCGCGCTTGCGCTAGCGGACTACTCCGCCAGTGGTCCTTTGAGGCAGTTCCTCGCCCTGTACGACAACGATCAGGCGACGATCTTTTCCGCCGATCAGGCAGGCAGCGGCATTGGCGCACCGACATTCACCTATGGTCCATTTGAGTCTGCGACTCCTCCGACTGATACGACCTCGTCAAGTTCCTTCGAGACGCTGCAGACCGCGTATGGCCGGAAATGGAATCCCGACTACTTAGCGCAGGTACTGGTGCAGTCCAATGGCACGGCAGTTGGACAGGTGCAATTGACGGACTATTTCGGAACCGTTATTGGTGCGCCGCAGACTGTCAACTCAGGGGACTTCGATTACCTGAGTTTCAGTGGCGCCATGTCTGGGGGCATCGGGGACTTTGTCACCGTAAATATCCAGGCTTGCATGACCGGCGGGTCAGGATCGATCGGGGTCCGGGGTGTGTACCTCGGCGGTGAAGGGACCTAGCTACGGCGTCGGTAGCGGATCGCCGGGCTGGCCTGCGACGGGCTTAGGCGCCGACGCGTAGGGGTTCGGCGGCGGCGGTGGTGGTCCGTTCTTGGCCGGCCAGGGCGCGATTGCTGGGGCTTTCGTCGCTGCTGGCTCGGCAGTGGGGGCCGGTGCGTCGGTTGGTTGGGTCACAGCTGTCGCTTTCTTCATGGGGATGGCCGTCGCGTGGGGGATCGCGGGCGGCTCGGTTGTTGGTGCCGGTGTGTCGCGTGGCGCGGTTGTGGGCGTGGGTGCCGTTGTTGCCGCGACGGTCGGTGCGGGTGTCGGCGTGGAGCTCACGGTGGTGCTCGCTGGTGTTGATGCCGCTTCGGCGAGCGCTACGCCTCCGCCGATAAATGCGGCTAGGCCTGCTGCGCTGATCGCGATGATTCCCGCCCTTTTGCTCATGTCTCACAGCGTAAGCCCGGCTGGCGTCCGAGACCAGTGGGTCTGATCACGATTGGACGGTTTCATGACGATCACTGTCATGCCTGAGGACGCGTCTTCGGGTGCGCCTACATACTCGGCGCAACATTTCCGGCAGACGATGTCGTCGCTCATGGGCGGCGGCTCAGGGCATCCTTTGGGTGCGCGCTCGGGTAAGCGGCCCGGTGGTGGGCTTGAGGTCACACTGAGTGGGTCAACGTACTCGGTGGCGCCCGGCGCGTGTGTGATCGATCCTGAGGTCACGACGCAGCAAGGACCGTATCTGTGTGCTTCGGATGCTGTGGTGTCCGGATCGCTGACTCCGGCGACAAGTGCGACGCGTACAGACATCGTGTACTTCCATCTGAATGATCAGTCCGCTGGTGATGGCTCAGGCGCGTTGTCTGGGCAGATCCTGTATCAGGCTGGGTCGACGACGCTACCGGCGAGGTCGCTCCTGCTGGCGACGATCACTGTGCCGCCGACTGGTGGCGGTTCGCCGACTGTGGTGGACAACGATGTGTTCTCTACCGCCGCGGGCGGTATACGTCCTGTCGGGTCGTCGGCGCAGGACTCACCGAGTCCGTACCTGGGCGAGCCGGAGTTTGACCCAGCGCGCGGCGGACTGTTGTTGTGGGATGGCGCGGAGTGGATGAGTTACGGCAATCCGCCGCGGTTCGTAGCACGGATGCCTGACGTCCTGTACATCTCGTCAGCCACATCGTTTCCTTTCACCGTCATCGAGGACCCGTTTTCTGGTTGGGATGGCACGAACCATAGGTGGGTTGTGCCCAGATCGGGGCTGTACAGCATCTCTGGGCAGTTCGTTGCCGAGTCCCCGATCGAGGCGATTATGAGCGTGAAAGTCAACGGGACGCAGCGTATGTACTCCCCGGGGGCGGTGCAGTCGGTGAGTACTGACAACGGTGGCGCGACATTGGCGGGGATGTTGCGGCTGTCGGCCGGTGATCTTCTCACAGTCGAGTCCTCGAACACCTGGACGACGTCGGCTGAGCCGGGTGTTGGTACGTCGTTCTCGGCGCTGTGGGTGGCGTCGTGAACACCATTCTGGACAACACGTGGCTCGTCTTGTCGATACTCGGTGGATTCTTCGGGGTGTTGAGCGCGGGCGCTGTGCTCGCGTATCGGGCTGTGCGGGGCATTGAGCGCGTCAATAGTGCGCTGTTCGGGCTGCCCGCAATCGGGGGGACGCCAGCGCTGCCTGGCCTAGTAGGTCAAGTCGCGAGACACGAGGAACGCCTCGATCAAGTCGAAGCAACGGTGCGGAACCATCTCGGCCCCGTAAAGCCTGCCTGACCGCTCAAGCAGCACTTCATTCGTTGTGGGATCTCCACGGCGGATGTAGTTGCGCATGCCCACCCGCCGCCCTTGGAGGTACGGAATGGTCCGCAAACTCAATGCCCTACTAGTGTTGCTTCTCGCCGTCACCGGCTTGCTTGCCCCAACCGCTCGTGCAGCGAACGGTGATGTGTGGGCGGACTTCAGCGGGGCTCGTCCGACGATCAGTCAGCTGCAGGCTGCTGGCGTCCGGGGCGTGTTCCGGTACCTGCCCACTAGTTCGGCGGGTGCGTGGAAGGCGATCACCGCCACCGAGTACAACTCGTACATCAACGCTGGTGTTGATGTTGCGTTGAACTGGGAGTCGACGTCCGCGCGAGCAAATGAGGGCTACGCGGCCGGGGTTGCGGATGCGACGCAAGCTAAGAGTGAAGCGCTGGCGCTGCAGTATCCGATGGGTGCGGCGCTGTACTTCTCGGAGGACACCGGCCGCATCGACATCACTGGGCTGCTCAACTACTTCGCCGGCGTCGACAGCGTCCTGGCCGGCACCTACTCAGTGGGCGTCTATGGCGGGTACGACGCGATCAACGTGGTCACCGAGCATGGTCTAGCGACGTACGGATGGCAAACCCTCGCCTGGTCCTACGGTCGCATCAGCCGCAACGCGCAGATCTACCAGAACGGCCGCCAGCTCTTCGGCGGTGGCGCCGATATCGACGTCATCCTGACGGGCACGGTCGGCGGCGCGCTCGCGCACCTCGAGCACGCGTACTACCCGCCAGCGCCGACACCGGCTCCGGTGGTCGTGACGCCATCGCCTCGGGTCTGCTCGGTGGTGGTGCAGCGTGGCGACACTCTGACGGTCATCGCCCACGCGCACAGCACAACTCCCGCGCGTCTCGGCTCGATCAACCACATCCGAGACCTGAATCGGATCTATGTCGGTGAGCGGATCACGTTGCCGGGCTGCTCGGCCTCGGCGCCAGCACCGGCCAAGGCGGCGGTGATCACCCATACGTACACGGTGCATTCCGGCGACAGCCTCAGTGCGATCGGCACCCGCGAGCACGAAGCGTGGCGCTCGATCGCAGCCAAGAACCACATCACTTACCCGTACCGGATCTACCCGGGCGAGCAACTACGCATCTGAGAGGACACCTTCATGTCATTCCTTACCACTAACACCCGAGTCGACGCGGCCCTACGCGTCGTCGAGGACACTGCCCTTTACGTGGCGGCGGGCTACGGCTCGACGACACTCACGAGCAACCACAACGCCCAGGTGCTTCTCGGCGCATTGTTGGTGTTGCTGCGGGGCTTGGTGTCGCTGGGGCTGACCGGACGGTACTCGTCGGGTCTCATCAAGGCACTGCGGTACATCAACATTGCGGTGAAGTGGGTCGATCAGGTCGGAATTCTGGCGACGCCCGTCCAGGCAGCTGCCCCGACCGCTGCTGTTCCTGTCGCCGCTCCGGCCGCGCCTGTGGCCTCTGCTGCGCCTGCGGTGCCCGCGGTGGCACCGGCTCCGGTGCCGGTCGATGTCGTTGGAACTCCGGTCGTTGTGGCGCCGACTGTCGCCCCCGCTGGGGTTGAGGTACCGGCCGTTGCGCTTGTTGATCCGGCATCTGTGGCAACGCCCGCAGCTCCTGTCGCCTAATTCCATCTCTCTGAGGGGTCGTCGATGCCTGCTTTGACTGTTGATCTCGATGCTGATGTAGCGGTGTCAACGCGGCTGATGGTCCCTCAGGGGGAGGACTGGTCTATGACCGTGGCGTGCGTCGATTCGGTGGGCGCGGCAGTGGCTGTGGCGTTGCCGCAGATGCAGATACGCCAAGGCCCCTACGTCAGCTCGAAATTGATTCTCGGGCCACCGAACGTCGGGCTCACGGTCGCGGGGAATGTGATCACAGTCAGCATCCCAGCGGAGGCTTCGGCAACAGTCACTGACGGCATCGGTTCGTTTGACTTGTATGCCGTACGTAGCAGCTCAGGCCTGCTGGTCCGGGTACTTGAGGGCCGCGTGACCTTCGACGCGCCCGTAACCGATGTCACGCTGCTGGATTTCGTAGACCTCGGCAATGGGCTTGTCCGCGTGGCCGTAGAGGACTACTCGGCAGAACCCGATGGCACGGCAATGGACTTCTTTCCACTCAGCGGTTCGTCCGGTGTCGATAACGGCGACGGAACTCTCACCATCACATACGTTTAGGAGACACCAATGGCTACTCTTGTTGCATCGAGCCCGGTCCACGCCAGCCGACACGTTGCTGGTGGCGCTGATGCGTTGCCATGGACGACGATCCATGGACAGGGTCTGAGCGCTGCTCGACCGACTGCGGGACCTACGAATGTCGGCTACCTCTATTTCCAGACTGATGGCGTGCCGGGGTTGTATCGGTCGGACGGTGCGACATGGACACTGGTGGCGAGTGTTGCGGTGGGCGCGACGAATGCTGCGTCTGGGCTCGTGCAGCTGGCCGGGGATTTGGCGGGCACTGCTGCTTCGCCGACTGTAGCGAAAGTCAATGGCACCTCAGTGCCTGCGAGCACCGCGGCTGCCACCTACCTGAAGACGACGGCGGCTGGTACTGCGTCATGGGCGGCGATCGGCGGCGTCGATAACGGTGACGGCACCGTCACCATCACTTTCTAGGCTGCTTCTCCCTTTCTTTTTCGGCTAGGCCCGTGCCTGTGTGGTGGCGGGCTTGTTTTGCGTACCCCAGAAAGGGGAACAATGAGCACTCTTAACGCGGCTAGTCCAACTCACGCCAGTCGTCATGCCATCGGTGGTCCGGATGCGGTGTCGCCTGCGTCTATTGGTGCGCCGGTGCTGGTGGGTGGGAAGGTCCCGGCGTCGCAGACGCAGACGCTTGATGCGATTAGTAGTCCGGTGGCGTCGGTGTCGTTCAACGGCCAACGCGCGACCGGACTAGCGGCGCCTGCTGCCGCTACTGATGGGGTCCGTCCCCAGGATTTGCCGGTGTTCAGTGACACCGCGATTGTGTTGGGCTCGAATGTTCCGGCGTGGATGAAGGCCTTGGCCGGTTGGATGCCGAACGTGTTCTTGGCGACCGGGACCCTGGATGAGTCGACGGTCGCATCAGCGGTGACGTTCGTGCGGAACCTGATCAGTGCGGGGAACTTCAGTGGCGGGAGTATCCGCTTCATCGGTGACTTGTACTTCACTGGTCCTGGTGTCGCGATCGACACGAGCTACTCGATCACTTTCCGGGGGACTGGGCGCAAATCGTCGGTGATCCACCTGACATCCACGTTCTACGGTGCGTATTCGATTGCGATCGGGTCGGGTGCGAGTACCTCGGCGCCGGGTGATGGTTCCTGCTTTGAGGAATTCAAGGTGGATGGGTCGGCTGCGCTCGCTGCCCGTCCCGCGACGACTCTGGCGGGGTCAACGCTGGACGTTCCCGTGCCGGGTACGTCGGAAACCATTCAGGTCGCGTCTACCACGGGTCATTTCGTGGGTGAGACGTTGGAACTGGGATGGACGAACTACGAAGAAGTCCAAATCACCGCTGTCGTTGACACGACGCACATCACGGTTATCCGTGGTGCGAACGGCACCACCCCTCAGGCGTGGAACCCTGCCGCTACGGGCGGTGTTCCGGTTGTGCCGAGGATCGGGACGTTGGTGAACGCGGCGAGCGCCGCACATAACCGGGACGTCGAAGTGGTTTCGGCGCCGGGGACCGGCTTGCAGGCGCGCCCGTGGAACTGGGCGAACGTCACGTACCTCAGTGGCGCGATCACTACTGGCGCGACGAGCTTGCCGGTGACGGCTACGCGGCAGCCGATCCCGGATGGTGCGGTCATCACGATCCTCACCACCCCCGGTTCAGGCGCTGAGCGTGTTGTGGTCAGCAACGGCGGTAGTGCGGTGGCTGCTGGGGCAACGTCGATCCCGGTGACACGAGCGCAGTTCGGCACTACTGCGGTGGCGTGGGCTAGCGGCGCGCAGGTGCAAGCCGAACCGCAAGTCCTGTTCGATCAGTTCCAGCATGACGTGCGCGTTCAGGCGTGCGGTGGGGATCAGATCGCGTTCGGCACGAACTTCTGGCAAGGCAACTTCAGTGCATCGGGCATGAACAACAGCGAATGCCACAAGGTGCACGCGATCGGCGCGAATCATTATTCTCCGTCGACCCTGCACCGTGGGCGCTCCGGGTTCTACTGCCGCGTCGGTGGGTTCAAGAAGGTCGACACCCACGCCTACTACAACCAGTGGAACGCGATCGAGTCGCGGCCCGAAACGCAGTCACTGGAAATCATGGGCGGCGAATATGAGACGTCAGGTCAGTCGGTTGCGGGTACGGGCGGTGTGGGGTTCAACGCTATTGCGCCGGTCCGCGTGACCTTGAAGGCCGCGCGGTTCTACCAGAATGATTCGCAGAGCATCACGTTGCAGTCCGTAGCTGCGCAGGCCCAGGTCACGGTCGATGATGTCAGCGTCTATCTGATCCCGACGACGTGTGGTGTGGCTGCGTCGATCAGCGCCACGAACACGGGAACACTCGCGCAGGTTGTGCTTCGTGGCGTGAAGGTGGAAGGTACGGGAGCTACGGGCCTTGGGGCCGCGGTGTCGGTGACGAACCTCGATGGTGTGAAGATCAATCAGTTGTTGACGGCGAGCATCGTCCCGAACGCTCATGAAGTGGTGTTGAACAACGCGAAGCACACCAAGATCACGGACACCACGATTCTGCTGGGCATCAAGGAGACGGGTGTTGGTGACTACAACGTCGCTGATATTGAGATGCCAGCTCAGGTGTGGCCTGGTGCGGTGGTGAATGCGAGTGGTCAGACTTCGACGGACACGACCCTGACGGTCGGCGCGAACAGTCTGACGAACGGTCGGACGCTGCTGAACCCGGCGACGGGTGAGCAGATCACGATTACGTCTGGTGGTGGCACGACGAGCCTGGTAGTGGTGCGGGGCGCTAACAACACGTTGCCGGCGGCGATCGCGGCGAACCAAACGCTCACACAAATCCCGGACGTCACGGCCTGGAACATCAATGGTCATTCTCGGATCGTGTGCAGGGATGGTCGCTACGCCCAGCGTCGCTGGCAGTTCACTGTGCCCGGGGATGGGACGACGACGTCGTTCACGGTGCCGCATGGCTTGATGGCGGCGCCGACTGTGCTGCCGATGGTCACCTACAATGGGTCGACTGGGGCGGCGCTAGCTCAGCAGTATGTCGTGAAGGCGAGCACGAGCCCAGGGACGAGCTTCCTCATCTCGTTCCCCACGGCGCCGCCGAGCGGTGTGACATACACCTTTACGGCTGACGCCGATTGCTATCCCGGCTAGAAGAGAAGGGACTCGCGGTGGCTGAGTTGGACGGGGATTTTCAGCGGCTGTTGGCTGAAACTCAGGTGAGCAAGGCTGCGCGGTTCAAAGATGCGGCGTTAGCGATTCATGTGCTGGCTCGGTCGAGTACCGGTGCGGCTGTCTGCGCGGAGTGCAGGGATGCGTGGCCGTGTGAGTTGGCGAAGCGGCACGGAGCAACCTGATCATTCAGACGCGATGGGGCGTCTCTCACATATCCCCTCCGGGAGGTGTGAGAGGCGCCCCGCTTCTTTGCGTTGTTGCGGCTTCTTCTGTTACGAGGCGTAGCGGGTCACGTTGGTGATGATGACCTTCGCTCCTGCTGGGACGTTCTTGGCGGTGAGGAAGGCGGCCGTCTCGTTGGCGGTCTGTCCAGGGTCGAGGTTGTCGACTGCGGTGAGCGCGGTGTCTAGTTGCGTTTTTCCGTCTGCGGTGTCGAGTGCGACGGTGATGATGTAGTTGCTGCGCTTGCTGGAGTGGTTGAGTACGGTTACTGCTACTTGGGATGTTCCGAAGTCGCCGCTGGTGATGGGGCCGATGGTGACGTCAGCTCTGACGCCGGAGGCGGTGGGTGCGCTGGCGGATGTTTGGGACACTGTACTTATAGGTGCTGCTGTGGTCGTGCCTGTTGCTGCGGCCGGTGGTTTCGTCGATGCGGCGGGGTCTGTCTTTTTCTTGTTTCCTCCGGCGATTCCTGCGATGACGATCACTGCGACGATGGTGCCGACGATCCAGGGCCATTTCTTGCGGCCCTTGGGTGGTTGGGCTGGTGGTTGCCATCCGGGCGGTGGTGGTGGGTAGGCGGCTGGTGGTGGCTGCCATCCTTGTTGTGGTGCTGGTGGCGGGTATTGGTTTCCGTCGTATGTCATGGTTGCCCCTCCGGTGTCCGTGGTGCGCGTTTAGAGAGCTTCGCTCCGGCGCGGCTTGGACCGTATCAGGGCGGTGTGGATCGCGGTAGAAGGTGCTGCCTGAGGTTGCACAAGCGGCGTGTCGCGTCGATTTTGGGTGTCGCGCGGCGGCGCGGGTGCGTGTGAATACGGGGGGTTCGTTCTAGAGCCCAGTAAATACGGGCCTTTCAGGGCGGTTCGATTCCCCCCACCTCCACCAATATAGCCCAGTGAATACGGGAAAAATGAGCGGGTGTGCAGCCTGGAGATTGACTCAGGTAGCACACCCGCTCTACATTCGCCCGCATGGCCTGGATTCAGGAACGCACAAGTAACAGCGGACCGAGCTGGCGCGTCATGTGGCGTGAGCATGGCCGCGCCGCGGCGCCGGAGTCGAAAACGTTCTTCAGTCAGATTGAGGCTGAGCGGTTCCGGATGCTCGTCGAGGGTTCGGGGAATCGGTGGCCGCGTGGGTGGGCGCCTGGGTTCGAGCCTGTGCAGCAGCAGGTGGGTGTGACGTTCGGTGAGTTCGCCGAACGGTCGATTGCTTCCCGGAGCCGGGCGAGCGCAGCGACGAAAGCCGATTACCGTCGTGACGTCGATCGGTACATGGGTGAGTTGGTGGATCTGGAGCTGCGTCGGATCACGGTCGATGATGTCGCGGACTGGTTGGGTGCGCTCGGTGCGCGTGGGCTGGCGCCGAAGACGATCGCGAATTTGCATGGTTTGGCGTCCGGGGTGATGAGGGATGCGTTGGCGCGGCATCCTCCGTTAGCTGAGCACAATCCTTTCGTCAGTCGCCTACCGAAAGGCAGCGCGGCGGCTCGGGCCGAGGAGATGGTGTTCCTGACGACGGGGGAGCTGCAGTCGATCCTGCGGCACATCCCAGAACGGTATGAGGCGCTGGCAGTGACGTTGGCGCTCACCGGGCTGAGGTTCGGGGAGGCGACGGCCATTCAACCGCGGGACATCGAGATATTCCCGCACGAAGGCCAGGCGCCGATTGGCAGGCTGACTGTCGTCAGAGCGTGGAAACGCGACGACCGTAACCAGTACTACCTTGGGGAGCCTAAGACGCCGAGAGCTAGACGCACCATCGCGCTGTCGGCGCGGGTCGTGGACGTGCTGTTGCCGCTGCTCGCAGGAAAGCGGCGCGATGATCTCGTATTCACGTCACCCACTGGACGGCAGCAGCTGAATGCCCGGTTTTATGAGACGGCGTGGCGCCCAGCGATCGCTCGGGCAAAGGCGTGCGATGCGCATTACGCCGGGCAGTTGGCGGGTCGCGGCCCGGGCCGGTTACGTCAGTGGTTGCCGGTGCCGTGCGGGTGCGTGGGGCTGCTGGAGAAGACTCCGCGTATCCATGACTTGCGGCATTCGCATGCGTCGCATCTGATCGCGGCCGGCGTCAGTCTCTACGAGGTGTCGCGGAGGCTCGGGCATGAGTCGTACGACACGACTGACCGCCGGTACAGCCACCTATTGCCGGATGATCCTCGGGACGGTCTGAGAGGCATCATCGACTCAGCGCTGGAACCGCCCGTTTCGATCGAGGAACGGCGTCCTCGCAGTTAGGCTGATCCGCCGAGGTCCGTCTTGGTGTTCTCCGCGAATGCGGTGTACAGCAGCACCTCGTGGGTCGTGAAGTTCTCGCTGGGATTCGGCTTTACGGTGACGGTGAAGTTGCCTTCTCCCCATTTCGCGATGGCCTTCTTCTCGACTGCATCGTGCGCTTCGTCGACCGTGGGGGCGGAGGCGTAGACCCGATTGTCCTCGTCGTTCATATGCGGGACTTTACATTGCGGGGTAAGTGTGGATTCGATCAGATATGTCGACGCTATTCGGCGTCAGATACCGTTTCGGCTGTGGGGATACATCTCGGGCGCATCCAGTGCGATGCGGCGATCGAAGCGAAGCTGCGGAGTAAGACTCCCTCGCTGACTTCCGACGAGGTGAGGGAGGCTGTGCAGTGGCCTGCGGAATCGAGATCTGCGTGGGAGGATCATCCTCAGCATGGCCGACGTGTTGTCGCTAAGGGCGAGTTGGCTGATGGGACTGTGATCATGGCCTGGTTACTTGCTCTACCGGCATGGGATCAGGAGGCGGACACTTGGAATATCATGACGGCGAGAAAGTTGGTGGGATGATGGTAGACGTGACCAGAGACGACGACTATGACTGGGCCGACGACGACACGATGTCCCGTGAGGAAACGTTGGCGCGATTTGAGGCGTTGGACCCGAGTCCGTCAGTGGGTCCGAAAGCTGGACGTGAGCCGATTAGGGTGCGTCCGGGTGCTGGCGCACTGAAGGTTTTTGGCAATTCCGTGGGTTCCCCGCAGGTCGGAGCGTTCATTGCCCGTAAGACTGAGCTAACTGTCGCTTCCTGATTCAAAGAGGGCTTTGAGTTCTTGCGGTCCAGCGAAGCCGACCATCTGGAAGCGGCAGTTCTGAAATGAGCAGTTCTGGATGCCGATGGCGCCGACGACGATCTGCCGGTCTGGTGGTACCACCCAGAACAACGCATTGGCGTCGGGGGCATCGAATCGGCAGTGGCTAATCGTGTTGTCGTCCAGGATCGCGATTACTGCTGGGCCGACTATGGTGCAGTTCCGGAAGGCAAGGTCTTCCAAGAGGTCAGATGTAACGGTTAGCTCCGCGAGGCGGACGAGTTCGTCGCGGTATTCCTTGTTGCTGGGGTGTGGTCCTGTCATGGGATCAGCATCTCAGATGGGTTTCGTATCAGTCGTCAAGGTTGACCCTTGACCGGTTGACTTCGATCTCTGCGAGGGCGGCGATGATGAGGTCGTCGAGTGTGGTGCCGACGGTGGGTGAGCTGGCGTGACCGACGACCGCGGGAATTCCGTTCTCGGCGAGGCAGGTTCGGGCGCGTTTGGCGAGGAATGCTGCGCTGTCTGGGTCGCCGTTCTCGGTGAGAAAGATCCAGGTGAGGCCGTCGTGGAGGCTGATGTCGTCATCGTGGCGGAATGCGCGTCTGACGACGGTTGCTGCTTCTAGTAGGTCGTCGGCTTGGGTGAGGATGAGGATTCCCGCGTGATCAGCGCGCAGGCGGGCAGATGCTTTCGCGACCCAAGCTCGGTGAGTGACCGCTTCCACAGGTGTCGTGTCGCGCTTGAGCTGGACCCTGACGAGGATGTGCTGAATTATGAGCACTGCGGGAGCGGCACACACGACGAGTATGAGTGAGCTGATGATCTCTCGACCTACCGCAGCGCCAAGCATCAAGCCGCCGATCTCAACGAGATTGTCCGCTGGGTTCAGCATGGGCTTCAAAGCCTTTAGGTCTGCGCCGTCGGAGAGCATAGCCAAAGCGATCAGTGCCCAGTTGAGCATGAAGTACGTCACTGCTGGCGCAATAAATGGGACCGCTTGGTGGGCGTAGTGCGCTCCAGCTGCCGAGAGAAGCACGGCGCACACGGTGTAAAGGAACCGGTGCCATTGCCCTCGGTAGACATCGCGGACCAGGGGGTATTGGGCGCCGATTACAACCACGCTCACGACGGCGGTCCACCACAACGAGCACGACAAGGCGGCGGCAAACGTCCAAATGGACGCAAGGTCGAGGCGCCGCGCGTCCTCAGCACCTTCTCTGCGCTGTCGATCTATCCGCCAGCAGACGAATTGCGTGAGCAGTGCCGCAGTGATGAGGCACGTTGGCGGTACGACGCTGCCCATGTTCCGCGAGCTGAAAGCGAGAACGAGCGCGGCGATCAGGAATACGACGGCTACGGTCACCCGAGTTTTCAAGGGGCGGTGCCAGAGGGTTGGCATCACTCCACCGTTCTATCGATAGAGGGAGGTGCGTCATGGAGGCCAACCGGTGGTGGATCTAGGCGGTTGTAGTAGGCCATCATGTCGAAGAGTTGCTGACTGATGCGGCCGATTGTGTAGAGGTGGTCGGGGTTCCCGAATTCTTGGACTAAGTCCCGTACGGGACCTTCGAGTCGCGTACGGACTCGCCCGATCTCGATGAAGAGTGCGCCGGCAGATGGTGCGCCGTCTCCCAATGATGGGTCAGGCGACGCGCTGTCTGCCGGCGCTTCTTTTGTTACAAGGGCCTCTATGTCGAGGGCGTCGCCATCAAGGATGCTTTCACAGGTTCCGGTTGGCCAGCCTAGGGACTGATCCAGTGGTCGGAGGGTCTGCGGCCGGTACTTGGCGACAACGCCCGCTTCGATCGACGTCAGGGACGTGACGGATGGTCCGCCTCGGGCATGCACTTTGTCGCGCGACCAGAGCAGGTAATTGCGCCGCGCTGAGACGGCTTTCCCGAGGCGGGTGAAGTTTTCCGGGGTGGCCCGAATCGACATGCAACCGAGTATGTCAGACAACATAAGACAACAATAGACCACATGCGTGGCCCGAAATGCAACAGGTATACGTGACTTGTGGCGTAGATCAATTATTCCTGTCTGGACCTGTTGCATGTTGTGCCAAGTTGTGCCAAGCTTTGTGCCATGCCAAGCCTTAGACCACTCGGACCTCAAGTCCAGATACGCGACTTGCGCCACGCTCACAAGATCACGCTGGAGCAGCTCGCCGAGCGCATACGCAATCTCGGTGTCGACATCACCGTCGCGGCGTTGTCGAACATCGAGACGGGCCGAAAGCGAGCATCTGACCGGCTCCTCAACGCATGGGGCGAGGCGCTCGGCGTGGGTGCGCTGAACGTCTACCAGGCTCCTGCAGAAGCACGCCAGCTCGACAGTCAAAGCGTCGCGTCATGAGCGGCGCAACGACATCCAACTGGGATGAGGCTGCTCAGCAGTTAGGTGTGAAGGTCCGGTGGCTGCGCGACAACCTCAGTCGTTTGCCGCATCACCGGTATGCGCGGTCGATCCGGTTCGAGGCTGACGACATCCAGGCGATCCGGGATATGCACCGGGTAGTGCCTCCGGGGATGGGGACAGAGATGGAGGCGCGTCGGGATCTTTCGTCTCCTGTGGAGATGGTGAAGGTTGGGCGTGCTCGTCGGTCCCGTTCGGTGTCGGGGGTGGCGTCATGACCCCCGAAGAGCATTACGCAGAAGCAGAGAATTTGCTCCAGCAAGCGCGGGTGAAGGTAGCCACGCGGCAATCGCAGGAATCCGACGCGCTCGCACTTCGGGCTCAGGCGCACGCGACGCTGGCTGCGGCTGGTGCACAGTCACTGGTTGGGCAGGAGTGGGCTGTTGAGTGGGGCGTGGAGCTCCGTGGCTCGGATGGGGCTAGTGAGTTCTCGCCTGCGGTGAGTCGTCGGAACGCTGAGCAGACCCGTGATGCGCTACCGACGGTATCGCCTGGTGTGTCGGCGCGCCTGGTGTGTCGGAGCGTGTCGCCTGTGTGGGTGCCTGTCGACTCGTGGGTGGATGGGAGCGAGTCATGACGTGGCATCACTTCGTGGACTGGGTCCTGGTGTTCTGCTGGCTGTGGTTCGCGTTTTTGGCTGGCCGGGCGGTGGAGCGAGAGAAGTCGCTGGGGTCGTTTGATGATTCGGCGGCGCTCGGTGACGTGGAGTACACGGAGTCGCTAGCTGCGGATCTGCTCGGTGGTGCGCGATGAGTGGTGTGCGGTTCTTCCGTCCCCCCGTGCTGACGCCGGAGGAACGTAAGGCGGGTGTGCGTCCTGGTCCTCAGAGCACGCATCCTGCTGCTGACTCGCTGTTCGGTGTCGCGTCCCGGGATCTGACCAACGTGCTGAAGGCTCTGAATGACCTGAAGCGGTATGAGTCGACCGGGCGATTGGACTTGTCCGTCGAGTACCTCGGTGATGTGTGGGATGCGGCGCAGGGCTCGATGAAGGGGCTGCTGCGGGCGTTGGATGAGGCGGTCGCGCGGTACGACGCTGAGCATCCCGACGAGGCTCTGTCATGAAACGCCGCGTGCAGCGGGTGTTTCCCTTATTTTTCCGGCGCGTTTGTTTCGGGGGATTCAGCGCGCCGGGATTGGCCCTCTCAGATCTCTTTCCTCCCCGTTCGGGGTCTGAGAGCCGGGCGGCGGTGTGGACTTCCCTCCAGCCGCAACCGCTGCCCGGGTCTGGTGTGGTTGGGGTCCCGCGTCGCGCTTGGGGCGTCGCGGGCACCCAGCTCGCATGCGGGTGCTTGTGGTGACCGGAGCGGCGGCTCGGCGCCGGTCGCGTCCGGCTGTGTCGACTGAGCCGATGTGGCAGCCGGGGTCGCACATTGATCCGGCGCTCGCTGATCGGTGGACTCCGGAGCGCGTCCGGGCGTTGCTGGTGCTGGTGGTGGATGGTGAGCCGGAGGACATGCGGATGCGGGCGATCAACGCGCTGCGGGAGTTCGGGAATCCTCATGTTTTTTCGTGTGTTCGTCACCCTCGGCCGGGTCCTGGGATGTCGTGGTCGGGGATCGTGCGTCACGTCCGGGAGCTGGGCTCGCATACCTCAGATGAGTTTGTGTTCACGCCTAACTGACTTTCGCCTTACTTAGCTGGTCATTCGTGTGCTTCGGCGCGCCTCATAGACCTCATTTTCTCCTTTTTCGTGTCCCTTGAAGGGAGCACAGTCATGCCAGGAATTCGTTGCGACGACGACCGGTCGGCGCGTAAAGCGGGCCGCGCGGCGGCGTTGCGCGCGGTGAAGCTTTACACGGTCGCGGGTGCTACCCAGTACAACGCGTTGGACGCTGCTCGTGGGTTGTTCGCTGAGAACATCGCTCACGCGTACGCCTCGGAGTTGGAGCCTGATCCAGTTGAGGTGTGGGCGTATTGGACGGTGAAGCTGTGGCTTGCTGATCCGTCGCGGAATGTCGAGGCGGCGGCATGAGCCGCGAGGTCCGTCGTGTCCCGGTCGGGTGGCAGCATCCAACGGAGCCGAATCCGTATTGGCACGCGCAGCAGGCGTGGCGAGTTCGGCATCACCGTCCAATGTCCCGGCTTCTTGACCCTGGCATGCGGTTCGTTCCGCTGCATCGGACGTCGGTCATCGCGGCGCAAGCAGAATGGGATCGCGAGCGAGACGATTGGGCGGCGGGGACTCACGGACACCTCGACTTTTTACTGAGGTACCACTCCGCTGAAGGCTATGTCGACGTCAACGGCATCCGTAAGGTAACGCCGTATTCCGTCTGTGACGAGTCGGGTGAGAAGGTCGTTCGTTCGTTCTTCCCCACATCGGCGGCGGAGATCGTCGATGTCTATCCATATGAGTATTACGCGGGCCAGCGTCCGGATGGCTCGGACCATATGCCTGATTTCGATGTGCCAGCGGATGATCTGGGCTGGTGTCTTTACCAGACAGTGAGCGAGGGCTCACCTGTTACGCCGGTGTTCGCGTCTGCTGCTGAGCTGATCGATCATTTAGCGACTGTAGGTGAGGACGGGGAGGAAGTTCCGCTGCGGAGGGCAGCTGCTGAGCAGATTGTCTCGGATGGCGGAACGGTCGGCTCGTTCGTCATGGTCGGCGGATCGTTGCTCGATTCGGCGACGGACGCTGACTTGATCGCTGAGCGTCTGGGCGGAGCGCAGTCATGAGTTTGGCTCGGCACACTCCGTTGCGTCGTGTGGGGTTCCAGTCGAGGCGCACTTCGGCGCCGGCGCCGAATCTTCGGACGTCTGATATTCCCTCTCCGGTGCGGAAGTCTCTGCGTCCGCAGTCGAAGCAGCGCGAGGCCGACAATGTTCGGCGTCGCGCTATCGAGGCGCTTCTGTTCAGTCGGCAGCCGTGGTGCGCTAACTGCGGGAAGCCGGGCGCTCTCGGCGCGGATCTGTCTGGGCATGAGCGCCGTGGACGCGCGCAGGGCGGCGACCCGACCAAGCCCGACTGCCTGCTGTGCCATGGGTGCAACACATGGTGCGAGGACAACCCAATTATGGCCGCTAAGTATGGCTGGAAGCTCTCGCGGAAGTGGTCCCGTCACTCGTGGCTCGCGGCGAACCAAGCGTGGACAGTAAGCGGCCGGATCTACACGTTCCCGACTCTGGCCGAGGCGGACGCGTGATGTCTGCGGGTGCGCCTATTGGTGCGGATGAGTCGGTGGGGACTGGTCCAGTCCCTGAGCTGTCGCTGGTGGAGTTGACGGGGGACTGCCGCGCCGGGGCTTCGTCGTCGTGGCCGAATGTGACGTTGCTTCAGGTTGGGTGCGATGGCCGGATGTGGTTGACAAATAAGGTGTGGTTCCTCGATTTCCGTGTGGTCATTGACGATTGGTGGGTTGATGATGTGGCCCGGGCGGAGGGCGTTGAGCCGCCTGTCCTGAGTATTCGTCCTTTTCCTGCTGATGCCGCGCATCGTGCGGTGGTCGGGTTGCTTGTTCATGACGAGGTGTTGGGGTCGGAGCCGTTTCGTGTCGACCCGATGTTGGCTGGTGTGTTTTCCGCTGCTGAGTATCGGGTGTTGGGCACTATGCGGCTGAATCATTGCGTCGTTGGTGTGTTGGGGGATCGGTTCGGTAATCGGGTCGGTGCGCTCGCTGAGTACCGCGGGGACGATGCGTTGCCGATTCCTGTGCCGCGTCGGGTGGTGGCGTTGCGTGAGGGCATCGGGTCGGTCGCGGGCGTGACGAATTGGCAGGCGTGGCATGTCGCGGCGCATCTCGCGAAAGCTGAGCAGTGTGCGGGTGATTCGCTGTGACTGACGTTTGGGTGCTGTTGGCGGTTGTCCACACATTGTGTAAAACACTGTGGATTCGTGTGCGGTCGTTGCCGAAGCGTCGCCATGATCGGGTGGCGGCGATCGAGGCTGAGGCGGACGCGGCGATCCGGTTCTTCCGTGAGGCGAAGGAATTGCCTCACGATTCAGCGCATTTCGCTGAGTTCAGTCGTCGGTACGCGCGGATGGTCGGTGGTCAGCGATGAGCCGACGGAGAGCGTTTCTGTTGGCGGCGGGTGTCGTGGGGTGGGTGTCGGTGGGTGCTGCTGTTGTGGTGGCGCGTGTGGTCGCTGGTGATCCTGCGGACGTGCCGGACGCTGCGGAAGGCACGGATGTGTTTGTTTCTCGGCGTGATCTGAGGTCGCTGTGACTGCTCGGAAGAAGAAGTCGGAGCAGGACAATCCGTGGCCTGGTCGTGTGGTGGTGATGTTCCGGGGCGGTGCTCGTGATGGCTGGTGTTATTTCCGGCCGGATGCTGAGCAGCTCGCGCGGGCGTCGAATGCGATGGGCCGGGAGTTCGAGTACTGCCCGATGTCGCCGAGTGAGCCTGAGTTTGTGCCGCATCCGGAGCATCCGTCGGTGATGTGCGAGGTGTGGCGTCAGGACCCGGCTGTGATTCGTAGACGTATCGATTCGTTAAGGAGATCCGCATGATCAAGCTCAGTTCGGCGTTGCCGAAGGACGACGAGCGCAACGGCCTGGAGCCGATCGGCCGTGAGGTGCTGCGTTCTCCTCGTGGCAGTCATTGGGTGGTGGCATTGGTGACAGGTAAGGCGATCACGGAAGACGTTGATACTGGTGGTCGCACCCCGACGTTGCAGATCCTGTCGATTGAGTCGGTGCTCCCGGCTGATCGTGGTGTGGCTGAGGGGATGTTGCAGCGGGCGTTGGAGGCGCGGACAGGTAAGCAGCCGTTGCCCTATGAGTCGGTCGAGCCGATTCGGCGCTCTAAGCCGACGTTGGTCACCTCGGTCACGCTCACTGCGGACGATGCGGAGCGACTGGTTTCCCTCAGTAATGACAGTGATCTGCTGATCGAAGCTGCTCGGTTGGTTGTCGCGCAGCAGCAGGGGTCAACGAAGGTGCTGAAGCGGGATCTGAATATCGGGTTCATCCGGGCGCAGAGGCTGATGGCTGATCTGGAGGCGCTGCAGGTCGTTGGGCCGGTGGATGGCACGAAGCCCCGTGAGGTGCTGGTAGCTCCGACTGATGTGGATGCCGTGATCGAGCGGATCAAAGCGCAAGCCGAAGGCGATGAGCCAGACGAGTCCGCTGATGAGCCTGACTCCCTTGAGTTCCCGGAGCCGCCGTCTGCTGATCCCGATAGGGAGTTGCTGCGCTCGGCCGCTGAGTTGGTTGTCTCATCCCAGTTCGGGTCCACGTCGATGCTGCAGCGGAAGTTGCGGGTCGGGTTCGCGAAAGCAGGGGTGTTGATGGACCGCTTAGAGGGTCTGATGATCGTCGGCCCGGCGGAGGGATCTAAGGCCCGTGATGTGCTGATCCAACCGGCGGAGTTGGCCAGCACGTTGGAGGCGCTCACGTTGGCTGGTGAGTTATGAGCGCGGTGAGTGAGGCGATGCAGGAGACAGCTGATCGCTATGACACTGGTCCGTCTCGGCGCAGGTGGTCGACGACGCAGGAGGTCGATCCGGTGATCCTCGGGAAGTTGGATGGGGCGATCGCGTCGCTGCGCAGGAATGCGATTGTGGCTCCTGATCCGTCGTTTGAGCTGCGGGACGCGATGTCGCTGAAGAAGATCCGCACGGTCCTCGGCAGGAAGCGGTGCGAGGAGATAGCGCTGGTGATTTTCCGCCACGGCGCGAGCAAGGCCATGGAGATCCTCAACGTGCCGTACGAGGTCATTCACGCTGTGCGCGCAGGGATGGATGAGTAGCTAATGACGCTCACTGTCACTGACCTTTTCGCGGGCGCGGGTGGCTCTTCGCAGGGCATGCATGCGGTCCCTGGCGTCGAGGTCCGGATCGCGGCCAATCACTGGAAGTTGGCCGTCGAGTCCCACGCCGCGAACTTCCCCGACACCGAGCATGATTGCGCTGATATCAGCCAGGTCGATGTCCGGCGTTACCCGAACACAGACATCCTTTGGGCGTCACCGGAGTGCACGAATCATTCGCAGGCGAAGGGCGTGAAACGCGCTACGCATTCGACGCCGGACATGTTCGGTGAGGTGCTGCCTGATGCTGCGGCGGAGAGATCGCGGGCGACGATGTGGGATGTTCCTCGGTTCGCTGAGCAGATCCACTATCGGGCGATCATCGTGGAGAACGTCGTTGATGCTGTGAAGTGGGTGATGTTCCCCGCGTGGCTGCATGCGATGACATTGTTGGGGTACGAGCACCAGATGGTGTCGTTGAACTCGATGCACGCGCAAGCGACTAGGGCGAACCGCGCGCCGCAGTCCCGGGATCGTCTGTATGTGGTGTTCAACCGTAGGGGTGATCGGCGTCCGGATGTCACGCCACGACCGTTGGCTTTGTGCGGGGCGTGCGGTCATGAGGGGCCGTCAGTGCAGGTGTGGAAGCGACCTGAGAATCCGGTGGGCCGTTACCGCGCCCAGTATTTCTATCAGTGTTCTCGGTGCACTCAGCGGGTCGAGCCGTTCGCGTTGCCTGCTGCTGCTGCGATTGATTGGAGCATGCCGGGGCAGCGGATCGGTGACCGTGTGAAGCCGTTGAGCCCGAAGACGATGGCGCGGATTGAGGCGGGTCTGCGGAAATATGGCTCCGATGCCTACCTCACCGTTAATCGTGGTGGCCCGTTCGCAGCGCACCGCAACATCGACGTTTCCTCTCCTGTGCCGACCATCGTCGCCTCGCCGAACCCGATCGGCCTTGTAGTTCCTGTGGAGGGCCGCGACGGCAAGCAGGCGATGCCCGCCGGCGAGCCGATGCGGACGTTGACGACGCGCGCTGAGACTGCGCTGGTCGTTCCCTATTACGGTTCGCAGACGACGGCGCGGTCTGCTGGTGAGCCGATGCCGACGATGGGGACTGTTGATACGGCGGCGTTGGTTGTGCCGTCCGGTGGGACGTGGAATGAGTCGGCGTATCCGGTGAGTGATCCGTTCCGGACGCAGACGACCCGCGAGCATGAGGGTGTTGCGTTCATCGCGGAGCTTCGTGGCGGCGGTTCGGATCATCGGCCGGTGACTGAGCCGCTGGCGACTGTCGTGGCGTCGGGTAACCATCACATGCTGGTGCGCCATAACTCCTCGAGGAGCGGCGCTGGCGCGGAGATGTGCACGCCTGCATCTGAGCCTGCGCGGACGCTCACGACGTCCGGGCATCAGTCGCTGGTGTCGATCGCGTCGCAGGTGGAGGATGCGTCGTTTCGGATGCTGGAGCCGCATGAGATTCAAGCGGCGATGGCGTTCGGCGCTGATTATCGGGTGTTGGGAAATCGACGGGAGCGTGTCCGTCAGCTCGGCAACGCTGTTACGCCTCCCGCTGCGGAGTTCCTAGTCGGTGCTGTAGCTGAGGCATTGCAGGGCGCGTCATGACTCAGTATTGGGAGGATCACGACGTCGTGCTCCATGAGGGCAGCGCGCGGGATGTTCTCGCCGAACTACCGTCAGGATCGGTGCAGTGCGTGGTCACGTCACCGCCGTATTTCGGGCTACGTGATTACGGCGTTGAAGGGCAGATCGGGTTAGAGGAA